CCGGACACTTGCAAGATATTTCTTTATCTATCTATTCCGAAATGGATGGATTGAAGGGTAGGCTATCGTTAGGCATTAGATAGGTAGCGGATTTGGGTGGGATTGCCTACCACCACGACCTAGAAAAATAGGGGTAAGAATTGCAGTTAGGTAATTTAGGTAGTCAGATATCTAATCCTCATATTTCTAGACTGTAGTGTTATAGTGTAACAGTCCGTAAATCGCACCGCCGCAACCCCATCTTTTGCGTGGGCCAGCGCCGACTAAAATCGCATAGCCTAAATGACCTAAATGACCTACCGCCCATGCCTACGACCTAATCCGCGCAACCGGATCGCCTGTTGCGACCAGGCCACACGCCTTGTGGCGCATTACCTACATTGCCTACCGCATGGCGATTGCCTACATTGCCTACCACTAACCCATTGCCTACATTGCCTACCACTAACCCACTGCCTACATTGCCTACCGTCGTAGGGTCGCGTAGCCAGTAGGCTATGCCTATCTTGCATGTTGCGTGATTGCTACAGCGTGTTGCTTTGCCGCCACTAGCCCGAGGCCGGGGGGTAGGGCCTGGGGATTTCCAGTTACAGTTACGGTGCCCCCACGCACAATTTTTTTTTGCTACCAGTTCACAGGCTCACAACCGATAGTTTTATGCTTGCGCTAACAGCAAAGCGGCGGTAGGCTTGGCGCCATGTTCAAGTCGTTGCCGTTTGAGGCGCGTTCGTTGGTTGCCACCGAGGCGCGGTTGCAGCGCATCTATGATGCAGCTGCGCTTGGGTTGAAGGGCGACGCCCTGGCGCTGGCGGCGGGGATGCTGCCGGTTGAGTATCGGCGGCTCTGTCAGATGGACGCGATGGCGTCGATGGCGGAGGCCAAGGGGCGAGCTGACTCTGAGGTAGAGATTGCGACGTTCTTGAGAGAGGCTGCAAGGAATGGGGATGCCAAGGCGGCACTTGCGATCTTGCAGCACACTCACGGGTGGGTTGCCAAGCAGCAGTTGCAGGTTGACGTTACGCAGCAGATCAGCATCTCGGCAGCGTTGCGGGAGGCGGAATCTCGCGTCATTGATAGCCGGTTGGAGAGCCGAGTGGCGTCGCCGCTTGCGGCTGCATTGAGCCGTGCGGAGGATGCTATGATGTTGCCGGAGGTCAGCCATGCCGCCGCAGAGCAATCGACTGGCGCCGCGCGCTAACGCGCTGGCGAGTTACATCCCGATGCCGACCGACCCGCGCGCGCCGCAGGTCGCTCCGCGTCTGTCGCCTGGGCAGTACGCGCAGAACGTGAGCGCGGGGTTGGGGTATGGGCTGACCAACCAGTTGCGCGGTGTGGAGCAGTTGGTGCGCGATCCGGTGACGGCGTTCAAGGAGCAGCTAGCGGCTATTGGTCAGTTTGCGAGCAACCCGGCGGTGGCGTTGCAGATGTTGCGGGAGTTGCGGCAGCGTGCAGCGGCGGGGCCGATAGGGTTTGGCGAGGTAACGGGGGAGCTGCTGCCGACGCCTGGCCGTCGGCCGCCAAGCAACGCGCTTCGGATAGCAGACTTACCCGATAGGTTTCCTCGCGTAGATTCAATTGAAAGTATGAATGTTGGGCCCATGCGGGTAAAGCCGCGTGTCATTGCCGAAGGCAAACCACTGTACAGGGAAACTTCGGCTGACGGCTTGGGGGACTATCTTCGTTTAGACAAACAATTTGAATACGGCGGTGGGTTTGTAACCGATGACCCCAATCTTGCCATAGGGCAGGGATTCAACACGGGCGTTATGCTTCGGTTTCGCCCAAACGCCCTAAGCGGCGAAGAACACATTAAGCCTGGAACGGGCATTATCGGCGGGCGCGAATACCGCGCCGATATTATCGCGCCGCGAGCGGTTGACGAAGTTGTGCTGAAAAACGCAAAAGATTGGAAGCGCATAAATGCTTTGGTGAAACGAAACCTAACCCAAAACTTTACCCGGGCCACAAACCCTGACGGTAGCGTTACGTTTACACGAAAGACGCAAGACTAATGCAGACACCCATCTATAGCGCCGAGGAAGAAGAAACCCTGATGGCGCGGCTGTGGTCGCCTGCCATCAAAGACGACCCGGAAGCGTTTGTGCTGTTCGTGTTCCCGTGGGGGCAGAAAGGCACCCCGCTAGAGAACTTCAAGGGGCCGCGTCGGTGGCAACGCAAGGTGCTGCGCGACATTGCTGCGCATCTGGCCAAGAACAAGGAACTGACCAACTTCGAGGTGTTGCGCCTGGCGACGGCTTCGGGGCGTGGTATCGGTAAGTCGGCGTTGGTTAGTTGGATCGTGCTGTGGATGCTGACGACCCGGATTGGATCTACGACCATCGTTTCGGCTAACAGTGAGAGCCAGTTGCGCTCCATCACTTGGGCGGAAATCACGAAATGGCTTGCGCTACTTATCAACAACCACTGGTTTGAGGTGAGTGCGACCCGTGTGATGCCCGCGAAATGGCTAGCGGAGCTAGTGGAGCGCGATTTGAAGAAGGGTACGCGCTACTGGTCGGTTGAAGGCCGGCTGTGGAGTGAGGAAAACCCCGATGCCTACGCTGGCGTCCACAACTTTGACGGCGTTTTGGTCATTTTCGACGAAGCGAGCGGTATTCCCGACGCCATTTGGGCGGTGACTGCCGGATTTTTCACGGAAAACACGCCAAATCGCTTCTGGATGGCGTTTTCCAACCCACGACGCCCGGAGGGCTACTTCTATGAGTGTTTCAACGCCAAAAGGGACTTCTGGACGACGCAAAACATCGACGCGCGCACCGTCGAAGACACCGACAAAGCGGTCTACGAGCAAATCATCGCGGAATACGGCGTTGACAGCCCCCAAGCCCGAGTTGAAGTCTACGGAGAGTTCCCCTCCGATGGCGACGACCAATTTATCAGCCCCCGGTTGGTGGATGAAGCTATGGCGCGGCCTCGTTTCAAGGACGAAAACGCTCCTAGGGTGATCGGCGTTGACCCCGCGCGCGGCGGGGCGGATGCGACGGTCATCGCAGTGCGCCAGGGGCGCGATTTGATTGCTCTGCACCGCTACCGGGGCGAGGACACGATGACGACCGTAGGGCGGGTGATTGATGCGATTGAGCAGTACCGCCCGGCGCTGACGGTGATCGACGAGGGCGGTTTGGGCTACGGCATCCTTGACAGGCTCAAGGAGCAGCGTTACAAGGTACGGGGTGTGAACTTCGGTTGGAAGTCGCGCAATCCGGCTGCTTGGCAGAACAAGCGTTCCGAAATGTGGGCGGATATGCGAGAATGGCTGAAAGGGGCGAGTGTGCCTGATGATCGGGTGCTGAAAGCCGATTTTGTCGGCCCCCACCAGAAGTTCAACTCCGCTGGCGCAATCCTTTTGGAGAGCAAGAAAGACATGAAAGCCCGTGGTTTGGCCTCGCCTGATGCGGCGGATGCCATCGCTGTGACATTTGCATACCCTGTTGCCAGTCGCACGGAGCGCCCGTCTGAGCGGCGCATCACGCTGCGCGAGGGCGGCGGTATGTCCGGCAGTTGGATGGGCGCCTGACCGTGGCTACGGATCCTGTAGGCATGAGGGCGGCAGCGCGGTCGAGTGACCCCGCGCCCAAGGGCAAGAAGCGCAACGCGCAGGATGTCTTGGCGACGGCGCGCACGCGCATGGTGTCGGCCATCGCGGCGTATTCGGACAGCCGCGAAGATGAGCTGGACGACCTGCGGTTCATGGCCGGTAGCCCGGACAACCAGTGGCAATGGCCGCAGGATGTTTTGGCGACACGCGGTTCGGTGCAGGGGCAGACGGTCAACGCGCGTCCGTGTTTGACCATCAACAAGCTCCCGCAGCACGTCCGGCAGGTCACGAACGAACAGCGGCAGAACCGCCCGGCGGGCAAGGTCATCCCGGTGGATGACAAGGCCGACATGGAAGTGGCCGAAATCTACGACGGCATGGTGCGGCACATCGAGTACATCTCAGATGCCGATGTCGCGTACGACACCGCTTGCGACAACCAAGTGACCTTCGGTGAAGGGTATGTCCGCATCCTGACGAAGTATTGCGACGAGGACACTTTCGACCAGGACATCTTCATTGGGCGCATCCGAAATGCGTTTAGCGTGTACATGGATCCCACCATCCAAGACCCTACGGGCATGGATGCGGAGTGGTGTTTCATAACCGAGGACATGACGCGCGAGGAATTTGAGCGCACGTTCCCGGATGCGGAACCGATTTCGTCCATTATGCAGCGCGGGGTCGGTGACTCGGCGTTGACGCAGTGGATCAGCCGGGAAACGGTGCGTATTGCGGAGTATTTCTACAAAGAGTACACCCGCGCTACGCTCAACCTGTATCCGGGCAACCAGACGGCGTTTGCCGGTTCGCAGGAGGCTGAACAAGCCGAAATGATGGGTATGCCGGTGCTTCGCACGCGCGAGGTTGACCGCTGCCAGGTCAAGTGGATCAAGACCAACGGCTACGAGATTCTTGAGGAACAGGACTGGCCGGGCGATTGGATTCCGGTCGTTCGCGCCATCGGTAACGAGTTTGAGGTTGACGGGCGCATGTATGTCTCCGGCCTTGTGCGTAACGCCAAGGACGCGCAGCGGATGTACAACTACTGGGTGAGCCAAGAAGCAGAGATGCTGGCCTTGGCACCCAAAGCGCCGTTCATCGGCTACGGCGGCCAGTTTGAGGGCTACGAGAATCAGTGGAAAACGGCCAACACCAACAACTGGCCGTACCTTGAGGTCAACCCGGATGTGACGGACGGGCAGGGTGGCGTGTTGCCGCTCCCCGCGCGCGCACAGCCGCCGATGGCTTCCAGCGGTTTGTTGCAGGCCAAGCTGGGCGCGGCGGACGACATTAAGAGTGCCACCGGGCAGTACGATTCAAGCCTTGGAGCGCAGTCCAATGAGCGTTCGGGCAAAGCAATTCTGGCGCGTGAGAAGCAGGGCGACACCGGCACGTTCCACTACATCGACAACATCGGTAGAACCGTCCGAGCTGTCACGCGCCAGATCATCGACTTGATACCCAAAATCTACGACACGCAGCGTATCGCGCGCATTGTAGGTATGGATGGCGAGGTCAAGACCGTCCGCATTGACCCGACGCAGCAAGAGCCGGTTCGCAAGATTCAAGACGAACAGGGCGTGGTGATAGAGAAAATCTACAACCCGGCTGTCGGCAAGTACGATGTTCGCGTGACCACTGGCCCGTCGTACATGACGAAGCGCCAGGAAGCGATGGACGCCATGAGCCAGATTCTCACGGCCAACCCGGACTTGTGGCCGGTAGCGGGCGACCTGTTCGTGAAGAACATGGACTGGCCGGGCGCGCAGGAGATTGCCAAGCGCCTTGGCAAGATGATTGACCCGAAGCTCTTGACCGACGAGGACGATCCGGCGTTGCAGGCTGCTAACATGCAGATGAAGGCGATGGCGCAAGAGATGGACATGATGCACGCGATGCTCCAGAAGGTGCAGGAATCCATGGAATCGCGCGAACTTGATATCAAGGCGTTTGAGGCCGAAACCAAGCGGATTGCGGCGGTGCAGGAGCAGATGACGCCCGAGCAGATTCAAGACATCGTGCTTGGCACCATGAGCGGCATGATGACTTCGGGCGACTTGGCACCGGAGATGCCCGAGATGCCGGAAGCCCCGCCTGATATGGGTATGGGGATGCCGCCGGAGGGTATGGCATGAAAGCCGCCGAGTTTGTAGGCCATCTGTTTGCCGCGCGCGATGTTGCGCACTCGGTTCACCTGAGTACGCGCAGCTACGCCCGCCACCAGGCGCTTTCGGGCTTCTACGACGGCATTGTTGGCCTTGCCGACACCTTCGCAGAGGCGTATCAGGGTCGGCACGGACTGATGGGCGCGGTAACGATGGCGCCGATCAAAAAGACAGGTAACATTGTCGAGTTCTTGCAGGCGTCACTTGCAGAGGTTGAGGCCAACCGCTACAAGGTCTGCGAGAAGGACGACACCGCGATTCAAAACATCATCGACGAGATTGTTGGCCTGTACCTTTCCACCCTCTACAAACTGAGGTTCTTGGCCTAATGGCTACCTACAACAAGTTCCAAGCGTGGGCTGAAAATATGCCGGAGGCGGCGAACCTCGGCTCCGACCAGTTCGTGATTGCCCTCTCCAACACCGCGCCGGTTGCGACCAACAGCGTGTTGGCCGACATCACGCAGATTTCTTATACCAACCTGTCCTCGCGCAATGTCTCGACGACCAGCTCCTCGCAGACGGGCGGCACTTACACGCTCGTCCTTGCGGATCTGGTGATGACGGCATCTGGCGCTGTCGGCCCGTTCCGCTATGTCGTGCTGTACGACGACACCGTGGCGGGCGATCCGCTCGTCGGATGGTGGGACTACGGCTCGTCAATCACAATGGCGAACACCGAAACCTTCACCGTGGACTTTACTGGCGCAGCGATCACCCTGAGTTAAAAACCATGACCGACAACGTAATCCTGCCGGGTACTGGCGAATCGGTTGCAACTGACGATGTAAGTGGCAACCAATACCAACGCATGAAAATGTCGGACGGGCTTGACGGCTCGACCACGCATATGCGCGTTCGGACGAGCCACCCGTTGTTCGGTGACGGTGGCGCGGTCGTGCGTCAGTCTCCCGCCGATATCTGGTCTGTCGGTTTTGCAAATACCGGGTCAAGCCTGCTTGCGTCCGAGTTCACGCAGCGGCGGCTCGGCACCGGCATGGGCGTCACGCAGGGGTCAAGCAACCTGCTCGTCACGACTGGCACGACGGCAAACAGCGAGTTCCTTGCGCGTTCTACGACTTCGTTCCGTGGGTCGCTGACGGCGCGGCACAAGACGATTCTCTCGCAGCGCATCGTAAACAACAATTTCGTTGTGATGTTGGCCGACATGATTGGTGAAGGTTTGGCCTGCACGATCAACAGCGCCACGTCCATCACAGTTACCAAAGTAGCGCACGGCTTCACGGCCACAAATGTCGGGCAATCCATGTTTGTGGGCGCCATCAATGGCGCGGCGGGCGTGCCTACGCGTGCTGCTATCGCTTCGATCCCGAGCGTGGATACCATTACCTTCACAGTCGCGGGTTGGCCTGCTTCCGGTTCTTGCACGGTAGATTTGTTCGGCTGGAATTGGATACGCACCTATTATTCCGGCACGACGGCGACCAACGCCTCGGTGGACGCGCAGCGGCGCGGCTGGAACTCGGGCGATACGGTGGCAACCATCAACACGACGGCCTCGCCGGGTCACGTCATGCAGACCTACGCAGACGGGAGAAACATAAATTTTGCTGATACGGTAGTGGCCTCCGGCACGGTACCAAACGTCGTTGTGCGTGCTAGCAGAATTGAGAACATTCCCGACGACGACACAGAGTTGTATTTTTATTTGTGGTCGTTCAACGGCTCGACGGCTCCGGCCAGTACGACCACTTGGACGGTCGGCTTTGTGGCGGTTGAGGACAACTGCAACGTCCCGACCTATATCGCTGGCGTAAGGCCGTTGGGTAGTGCTGCTCCGCTACCTGTCGTGCAGACTTCCGCTGGCCCGACGCAGCCGGTTTCCGGCACGGTTACGGCAACTGTTGCCAACGCCACAATTGCGGCAGGCACGGCGGCGATTGGCGACGTCGGTCAGCAGTATCGCGCCAACGCCACGGGCGCGGCATCCGGCACGCACCTCGTCTCTGCCGCCACGACGAATGCGACGATTGTCAAAGGATCGCCCGGTCGCGTAATTGGCTGGTCGCTGGCGAATACGAACGCGGCGTGGCGATACGTCAAATTACACAATCAGACGACGACGCCCACGGCTGGCACTGGCGTTGTGCGAACGATTGCAATTCCGCCCAACAACGTCAACACATTCAACATCGAAGGCGGCATTGCATTCGCCACGGGTATCGGGCTGACCACGGTCACGGGCGCGGCTGATGCGGACAACACGGCGGTGGGTCTTAACGACATTGTGGGCGATATCTTCTTCGCGTAAACATGAAGGTGCTCATCGCCATAGACACGAACCTGCATGGCGAGCCGCTGAGTGCGGGTCAGCTCGCCATCGTTTCTGACGCTGACGGCGCGGCGCTGATTGCGCTTGGTGTAGCGGTTGCATTGACGGAGGACGAGCGCGGCGGCTTCGCTGTGCCGATGAAAACGGAGGCTGAATGAGCCTTCTGCTGCTATTCAACCAACCGGCAGCCGCAGCGTTCACCCTCTCGGCTGACGGCGGCGTTTACTCGTATAGCGGCAACAATGCCACGCTGACCTATACGACCGCCGGGGCGTTTGTCCTGTCGGCAGACGGCGGGACTTACGCCTACACGGGCAACAACGCCGACCTGCTTTTCAACCGCGTCTTGGCGGCTGATGGCGGCGTTTACTCGTACAGCGGCAACAATGCCAACCTCCGCGTAAACAGAATCCTTTTGGCTGACGGCGGGACATATTCCTATGTCGGCAACAACGCCGACCTGATATATTCGGGCGGCCCCCCTCCCCCGCCGGTAGGGGTTGACATATACTTTATAGAGTTGCGTTCGTTCACAGAACGCAGGAGAATCTGACTATGGCGATCAATCTCAAAGCAATCACTTCCTGCATCGGCTACCAGCAGATCACTTCGCTGTCCGGTGCGGTTTCGCTTACCGTCCCCACGCGGGACGCTAACGGGCTGTCGGCCAAGCCGACGCTTGCCATCATCACCCCCGAGGGGGCTGGCGTGCGTTGGCGCGATGACGGCACCGATCCGACCACGACGGTCGGTATGCCGCTGGCTTCTGGTGTGACCTTGCAGTATGACGGGGATCTCTCGCGGATTCGCTTCATCCAGCAGACCGCCAGCGCCACCCTCAACATCAGCTACTACGCATAGGGTGCATCATGCCTAGCATGGCCAACGATACCGCCGCTTTTGACCCGGTGGACTACTACACCAAGCAGCTTCCGCTGGACTTGGCTCGTCTGACCGAATTGCGCGACGAACTGCGCAAGCGCCAGGGCGCTATGACCGCCGTTGACGATGCACTGAAAGACCGTGAGGCGGCGGCGGCGGAGCTTGCTGAAGCCAAGGAGCAGGCGGCCAAACTGGTCGCTGACGCCAAGGCAGCGGAGGCCAAGAGCAAGGCCAAGGCCGCTGATTTGGAGGCGCGCGCGAAGGAGCTAGACCGCGCCGAGGCTGACGCCCGAGCGGTGCTTGCTTCACGTGAAACTGCCGCCGTCGGTCGGGAGCGCGATGTCGCTGCCCGAGAGTCTGCCGCTGCCGCCAAGGAGCAGGCGTTGGCTGACGCTGCGGACAAACTCGCTGTAGAGCGCACGGCTTTTAACGCCAAGGTCGCGTCCTTCCAGGACATGGCCGCCCGGATGAGGGGGTAAGCCATGAGCAACCCTATCCTGATCACCTCTTTGCCAGCGGCCACCACGCCGCTTACCGGGTCGGAAATCATCGCCGTAGTGCAGGGCGGCACGACCAAACAGGCGACGATCAACGATGTGTGGACGCCGGTTCGCCGTCGTTCGCACGGGGCTGTGTGGGCGACTTCATTGGGCGGTGCGGTGGTCGCGCCGCTTGCCGCCACGACTGAAATCGCAAACCGAAGCCAGATTATTTCGCTCAACATCATCGGGCAGGGCGGCACCGGATCGTGCGTGATTGACGTGTGGCGTCGGCAAAAGCCGGTGCTTCCGACCGTTGCGCAGTCTATTTGTGCGACGGTCAAGCCGACCATCACTAGCGGCACGTCGCTGTTCAACACCAACTTTACGGGTTGGACTTCGACCATCCTTGAGGCCGGGGACTTGGTGACGTTCTACCTCCAGTCCTCAAGCGTCTTTACGGCCATTAACTTTCAGTTGATTGTCGAAGAAATCCCGTGACGACGAAAGCGTGGTTTTTCCCGATCCAGCACACTACTGACGCTTTCTTTAGGGCGTGGGGTTCGGATTTGTCCGCATCGTTTGCCGAGGTAGGCTTGGTTAAAACTGCGGACACGGGGCAGATTGATTGGACTACGGTTCTTAGACCGACTACTACAGATACTGCGGCGGGGTACGAGATTTGGCGGTATACCGACTCAACCGTATTTCTAAAAATTGAGTACGGTACGCGAAACTCTTCCGGCACGCCCGGTTTGTGGCTTACAGTAGGGCAGGGCAGCAACGGTTCGGGTACGCTAACAGGTGCGGTATCCGCTCGCACCGTATGTGCTAGCGGCAGTACTAGCACGCTAAATA